GTAAAACTACAGGATCAACATGGCACTTTTTACCCTATCTGACATAACTTATAAAGCACAAGAAGCTAGAACTGTCGGACCTTTGCCTAGAGAAGCATTTGGTCAAAATATATTAAGATATCCTATTGATATTGGATCGGTAGATAAAGGACATTATATGGTCATTCATATTAATGTTCAGAATAAAACTGAATATTCATCAAATTTGGCTGAGGATTCACGGTCAACAATACAAAGAAATAGGGAAGCGTTAGCTAGCCAAACTGGATATAGAAATATTGGTGGATTAGCTAAAGAAGGAATTGGCCTTGGATCAAGAGGAGCAAATAGTGTAGATGAATTCCTTAAGAAAAATTTTGATGTTAATACTGCAAAAATTGCAAGAGATGTTTATGAAAAGGGTGTGAACACAGTAAATCAAATAACTGGCGGTGTAACACAAGATATATTTACAGCAATAGATTCATCTTTTGAATCTATTGGATCAGATTTAGGATCTTTAGATAATTCAACGTTTCTAAGAACTACAAAAAGAACTACAGACAGCATTGCTCTGTATATGCCTAATACATTAAATTTTACACACAGCCAACAATACTCCGATTTATCTTTAGGCGGCGAGGCAGCCACAACTTTTGGAGCTATCGCAAAGACGATTCTTGATGATGGTGTTGATGCTGGTCAAAAGGGAAGAAATTTATCTCCATTTGTTCTTCAGCAATTGACAAAAATTGCAGGATCATTAACTGGATCTCCAAACTCAGCGGCTGCAATTTTTGCAGGAGCAACTGGTTTATCACAAAATCCACAACTAGAGTTAATTTATGCAAGACCCGATTTTAGGTCTTTTAGATTTTCTTTTATGTTTTATCCAAGAAGCGAGAAAGAAGCGGAAGAGGTATATGAATTAATTCAACGATTAAAATTTCATCAAGCACCAGAAATAAAAAATGGAACTGCCGGATTCTTTTTAGTTCCACCATCAGAGTTTGACATTGAATTTTATTACAATGGACAAATCAATCCAAATATACCCACAATTTCAACTTGTGTTTTACAATCAATTGATTTAGATTATGCGCCAAATGGATTTCACTCCTTTGAAACCCCTGGAGATAATTCGCCAAAGATTGGTGGTACTGGTACGCCAGTTGCGATTAGAATGGATTTGTCATTTAAGGAAACAGAAGTTATGACAAAGTTTAATTTTCAAGAAGGTCGAAGAAGTAAAGCTGAATTTCAAGCCTCGGCCTCGTTGGGTAATTTTAATGAAACAAATTTTGCAGAGCAACAATTTGATGCAGACAGAGGAATCTAAATGGCAAAATACTTTAGATACTTTCCGAAAACTATCTATACTTTAGATGGTTCAAATTCGCTTGATACAATCACCAATTTAACTGCCAGTTTTTCGTTTGATGAAAGTCTTTTAGAAAATTCTATTTCATACTATCAGTATACAATACCTGATGGTGAAACTCCAGAAATTGTTGCAAACAAATTTTATGGTGGACCAGAAAAACACTGGATCATTTTAAAAATGAACAAAATCTTTGATGTTAAGACTGACTGGCCAATTGAGCAAAGAATTTTAAATGAAGTTATTAGGTCAAAGTATGCTAATAATTGGATAACAGAAACTTTTGAAATGACCGATGAAGATGGTAATCTCTTTGTTGCAGAAAACGGTGAATCATTAATCTACGAAACTGGTAAAGAGCGAGATGGTTTAGAATGGGCTATAGCCAACAATCATTCTTTCTATAAAATTGAGACAAGATTGTTTCCTGTAACGGGAGATAAGACGATTCAAAAAATTCAGATAACCGAGGAAGACTACAACAGTCTTGTGGAAGAAAGTGCAAACTATACTTTATCGGATGGAAATACACTAACAGTATCAATAACAAAAACAAGAATGTCTTTCTACGATTATGAAGTTGAACGGAATGATACCAAGAGAAGAATAAAAATTTTAAAGAATGAGTATGTTCCTGCAGTGGATCAAGATTTTGTACGAGTAATTAGCAATGTCTGACGAGACAATTTTACAATCAACACAATATACCGTTAAAAAAGATGGTCTATCATTAGCAACCAAAGCTGGCATTGTTGATTTGACAGGTATGTTTGAGGAATTGAACATCTTTGATAGCATATTCAATCCATGCATGACTGGTACTATTCTCATACGGGATGCAAAAGGATTATCAAATAAACTATCATTTGATGGATCTGAAATTCTTTTGATTGATATGGGAAAAACAGAAAATCAAGCTACCATTACAAAATCATTTAGAGTTTATAAACAGAGTTCCAGAAAAGTTGTGAATATAAGTACTGAACTTTATGTACTTCATTTTGTTTCTGATGAATTCATTTTATCACAACAAACAAAAATATCAAAGTCATATCAGGACACTTATACAAATGTAGTTATTGATATCTTAAAAAATTATTTGTTAGTAAATACTGATGGTGTATTCTCGGTAGAGGCGTCAAAAGGAATAAGAACGGTTGTTTTGCCCAACAAAACTCCAATTGAATGTTTAGAATGGTGCTCAAAGAAAGCGGTAAACGAGGATTTATCACCATCATTTTTGTTCTTTGAGAATAAATTAGGTTATAATTTCCTAACCATTTCAAAAATGTTGGATCAAAGAGCTATACACAATATTAATTATCAGCCAAAAAACTTAGCATTGGCAGCTGAAGATACAAATGAAATGATGGGAGCCAGATACATTGAAGTTGTTTCTCAATTTGATTTGAATAAGAATATAAAGCACGGCGTATACGCTGGCACTTTTATTGGTTTTGATATTACGACAAGAAATATTGCAAAAAGAAATGTAGACTTTGATGATGTGTATGCAACAGGAAGTCACGCAAACGAAACACCAAACATTGGTATTATCACCAACAAAGCTGGATTTAAAAATACCGAAATGTTCAATTCAAGACGGGTTTTATTCTCAACTGGAATTTTTGGTTCACAAAGCGATTACGTAAAAACGAATGATCCAAGTTCTATCAATTCAGATGATGATACATATAACTATGTAATACAGAGGGAATCTGTAATTAGAAATTTAATGAATCAAAGATTGAAAGTTGTTATGCCCGGAAACTTTGATTTAATTTCTGGAACAAACGTAAACATAACAGTTCCAACAATTGGCGCACAATATTCGGAAAATATTCAAGATAACATAGATAAAACAAAAAGTGGTAAATACTTGATTGTATCAACTAGACAAATGATTACTTATGATAAGCATGAAACTATCATGGAAGTGGCAACGGATTCCAACAATCGTAATAAAGTTTACTTGAGTACTCAGCAACAAAATGACTTGGCAGATTTCTATGGATAATAATTTTGCCGGCAAGAATGGCTTTATTTGGTGGACAGGTATAGTTGAGAATCGGAATGATCCTTTAAAACTAGGACGTTTGCGTGTCAGAATTATTGGATGGCATACCGATGATTTGAATGAAGTTAAATCTGAACATTTACCATGGGCTGATGCCGTTACTCCATTAACACATAGCAACGCATCATTAGACATAAAGGAAGGTGATTGGGTTATTGGTTTCTTTACTGATGGAAACAATGCACAAAAGCCAGTTGTCTTTGGACAGTTGAATGGTCTGAATCCAAAAACTGTAAATACTAATCTCGGCTTTTCACCTCAACTTACACCAGAACAAAAAGCATTACAGCCAAAGGCTTCCGATTCAATTATCGTTGATAAAGCAGGAGAACCAACCACACCAAGAACAGCAAGAGGTGTAGTGGCTGGAACTCCAGTTGGTGTAGCAAATGAAAAAAGAGCGCATGTCTGCGACATTAGAGAAGAAATGAAAATGGCAGCCGCTCTAGCCAGACTTAAATTTTCACAATTGGTACAAGCAATAAGAGAAGCGGTAAGAGCAATCATAAAAGCATTAGGATTTTCTCCCGATGGCGTTACTGGAAGATTCATTGAAATTGCAAAACAACTGTTGAGAGATTTGAAATTTATACAATCCATCATAGAAGAAGTTCGTGACTGGACAAGAGTGATTGTAGATTTTGCAAGAAAAGTTCGTGCTATGATTGATTGGCTATTAACTTTACCAAAAAAATTGTTGGCTTTCCTTAAGGATTGTTTGGCCGAATTGTATGCTTCTTTAAAGACGGGAATAGCAGATTTATTTTCTGTATCAGGCGGTGTTGGTGATAATACAGAATCTGGAATATCGGAAGCAATGGGCGTATTTGGTGAAATTGTAGATACCGCAAAATCAACGGTTCAGGCTGGTATTGAAGTTGTAGCCGCACCAGCCGCTATTGTATCAGCACTTGCCTCACCAACTTCAGCGGCTGATGTTACTAAAGCTGGTGATTTAATAACATCATATATTTCAACTACCGCGGCATCGGACACTTCATCAAATACTGCATCTTCTGTTACAAGTTCTAGAACAAATTTTAAGATGGCATAAACATGGCAGATACATTAGCAAATCCTGATGAAATAAACAAACCAGCGGATGATGAATCTTGGACTGAAAGGGAGTCCGACGCTAGTGTTGAAAATCCACCAACTTATCCACATAACAAAGTTATGATGACTGAATCTGGTCATCTATTTGAAATGGATGATACACTAGGTCGTGAGCGAATTCGTCTACAACATGGCGGTGCAAAAAATAGCGGCGTTGGTTCATTCTTTGAAATGCATTCCAACGGCGACATGACCACAAAGATACAACGAGACAACTATGAAATTGTTCTTGGTAAAAATAGAGTATTGATTAAAGGCGTGTGTAATGTTACAATAGAGGGTGATTCTATTGTGCATGTTAAGGGAAACAAGTATGAAAGAATTGATGGTGATTTAATCCAAGAAGTTCGTGGTAATGTTACTCAAAATTATAAAAAGAAAACAAAGATTCTTTCCGATGGTGATATGACCATCGGATGTGGAGATCCGACAACTGGAAGTTTAAAACTTTCAACTGGCGACCACACATACATCCAAGGCGACTTGGCTGTAGCGGGTTCAATTCAAGCGGATATGATAACAGCAACAACAAAAGTCAATGCTGGTACACAAGTCAATGCTGGTCCTCTTGGATTTGTTTCCGAAGCTGGTGGTCTTGCAATTGGCTCACCTGTTGCATTACCATTGCAAGTTCTTGTTCCTGCAGGTTCTGCTTATATTGGTCAAAGCGTTTATGCTGGTGTTAGCGTAAATGCTCCTTTTATAAATGGATTCTCAGTAAAAGATGCCGCAGGAACTATGATGGCAATTAGAATGCAACACAATGCACACAATCATATTGGTAATAAAGGATTTCCAACAAGTCCTCCTATTTCGCCAATGACTTTACTTTAATTATGGAGATTTGAATGTCTAGCGTTTTTGGAAGATTAACATATAACTTTGATGATACGAAGTATGGAGATTGTTTTTATTTAAGTACCGAAACTAAGAATTACTTAAACACCTCACCTCTTGAAATTAAAACTTGGCAGAAAACTGACATTGCCAATGGAAATATTCAAAATACAAACTACTTCAAGAATCCAGTAATAAACGTAACAAATACGTTTATACAAACATTAAATACATTCAATGTCGTATTCGCTAATGTGGTGGTTCTTGATAGTTCACCTACATTGAATTCGGAATTCGTTTACGAGACTGTTACGAATTTGAGATTAGAGTTGTTGAAATATAGAACACATACCAGTAATGTTTCAGGAGTAAATGATACCACACAAACAGTTACTGGTGATGGAGCTTCAATAATTGATTATCCAGATTACAAAAAATCTGTGGCTTTGGGGCAACAACTATTACAATTGGTGAATGTGACGGATGGTGTCCAGAATGCTTCTCCATTATTAGGCAGTATGACAAGTCTTTTTATTGGTGATGAACTCGCATCAAATTTGAGTATAATTACATCCGATGTGCAAACGTTAAATGCCACCCTACGAGAAGTTGTTGTTGTTGGAGGCGGAGATCCTCCATCAAATACTTTTTATTATTCTAATATAACTCCAGCTAACGCAAACACCATAATGACACACTTTGAAACTGTGAGTACCATGTTGAGAGTGCGGAGAGAACACGACTGGGATTTCTACAGAAATGGCGTTAGTATAGTTAATGATTATTTCAAAGTTGATTCCCTAGGAAGACTAGGAAACACTCAAAGTTATCTGGTTAATAATTTAATTGGCACGGATCGTTATATCTCAAATACCTTAGCCAATACGTAATAAATAGAAGATGGCCACAGTAGTAACCGCAACAACAAGAAAATATAAAGACTTGGACTTGTCTTTCACAGCCCATCCTATAAAGAAGGATGTGAATAAGCACGTTGACGAGATGGCGGTAATCAATTCGGTTAAGAATTTGATTTCAACTTCTCGGTATGAAAGACCTTTCCAGCCACAGTTGGGATCCGGTGTACGTGCCCTATTATTTGAAAACATGGATTCCATAACATCTTCCGCATTGAAGCGTGAAATTGTACAAACTTTAGAAAATTATGAGCCAAGAGTTATCGTGAAAAGCGTAGCAGTATCGCCAGATTATGAAAACAATTCTTACAGTATTGGTATGACATTTTTGATAGTCAATAGAACAGACCCAATAACAATAAACTTCTTCTTACAACGAGACAGATAAGATGGCTGACCGTTTAACCGTAACCGAATTAGATTTTGATTCTATCAAAACTAATCTTAGAAATTTTCTAAGACAACAAACTGAATTTCAAGACTATGATTTTGAAGGTTCTGGACTAAGTGTTCTATTGGACATTCTAGCATACAATACACATTACAATGCATATTACTTAAATATGATTGCCAACGAAGCATTCCTGGATAGTGCTTCTCTTAGAAACTCAGTTGTTTCACATGCGAAACGAGTTGGATATACACCACGTTCAGCTAGAGCGCCAAGAGCAATTGTTAATGTAACCATAGAAACACCAAATGCTACTCCAGGATCATTGACTATTCCTAGAGGTTATGCATTCTCATCTTCACAGTTGGATGGCGTATCATACAAGTTTGTTACAACCGAATCAACTACAGTATCAAAAGTTGGAAACAATTTTGTGTTTACAAATGTTCCAATCTATCAAGGTCAACTTGTTTCATATTCGTATACCAACAGTTTTTTCTCTAATCCAAAACAACTGTTCACAATACCAGATTCAAACATTGATACAACGACATTAAGAGTTTCCGTAAAGCAATCTGCTTCAAATACGGAAACTGCCATTTACGATTTATCAACAAACGCACTTACTGTAGATTCAACATCGGAAGTTTATTACCTACAAGAAGGTAAAAACGGACAATACGAAATTTACTTTGGTGATGACAATCTAGGTAAAAAAATACCAGATGGTGGTGTAATTACATTAGACTATTTGATTACCAGTGCAGATGCTTCAAACAAAGCAAACTCATTTGTTTCATCTTCAACAATTGGTGGTTACAGTATAATTTCTGTAAATTCAATCTCTGCGGCTGCTGGTGGTGTCACCAGAGAATCCGTAGATTCAATTAAATTTGCGGCACCACTGGCTCTACTATCACAAAATCGTGCTGTGACTAAGAATGACTACATCAAGTTAATTCAACAAAACTATCCAGCTTTTGAAGCAGTCAACGTATGGGGTGGAGAAGAAAATGATCCACCAGTTTATGGTAAAGTATTCATATCAGCAAAACCAAAACTTGGGTTTGAAGTATCTGATACGGAAAAAGACTATGTGAAAAATACCATATTGAAGCCAATCAGTATGTTAACAATTACACCAGAAATTGTGGACATTGATTACAATTATTTAAAAGTGGAAGCAAGCGTCTTCTATGATAAATCAAAATTATCATTAAATGATTCTGAATTGAGAACTTCAATAACAACTTTGATTAAAAATTATACATCAACAAATCTGAATAAATTTAATTCTTATTTTAGATATTCCGGTCTTGAGACTGCAATTGATAGCTTTGATAGGTCAATTATTTCCAACGAAATAAGTTTGTTTGTTGCGAAGAAATTTAGACCAGACTTGATTATCGCAGACAGTTATATTTTGGATTTTGGATTTGAATTGGCTAGAGGAACAACAAACGACAACTTCTATTCAACACCAGACTTTACTGTAACTGATGAAGATGGTGTTTCTCGCCAGTGCTTTTTTGAAGAAGTTCCATCATCATTCTCTGGTTTGGAATCTATAACTATAACTAATCCAGGATTTGGATATACATCAACACCAAAAGTTACCATTGTTGGTGACGGAGAAGGTGCGATTGCTGTAGCTGAGATAGTAAATGGTAAATTAAATAAGGTTACAGTTACAAATCCAGGCATTGGATATACCACAGCAGCCGTTCAAATTACTGGTGGTGGTGGCTCATTAGCTTCTGGACTAGCAGTACTTGAAGGTCGTTATGGCCAAATCAGAATATCCTATTTTAAGCCAGATGAAATCAGCAGTCAAAGTACCAAAGTAATTTTGAATAAAAACAAAAACAACGGTGTTACTGGTACTATTGATTATTTGATGGGTAAAATAACAATCAGTAATTTTAATCCAACCGCAGTCAACAATGATTTCGGCGACATTATGGTTCACATTAAGCCAAAGATTAGCATCATTCAATCAAAATTAAATAAAATGCTTGTTCTGGATGCAGATGATCCTACCAGCGTTGTTGTTAAGACCACTACAATTTAATGGAAAACGTTCGCACATCAAACCTGGTATCTTCACAGTTACCAGATTTCGTAAGAAGTGACTATCCAAAATTTGTCACATTCTTAGAGAAATACTATGAAT